TCCGCAGGAATTACCGAGCCCGAAACTTAGTGCAGTAGAAATTCTCCATCGTCCTCCACAAACTGCATGGATCCGAGATGATAGTGTCCGCGCGAATACACTTCTCGCCGGTCTCAGTTCCTATCTCCGAAACAAGGATCCGAAATGAGTTTCAGTATCGATGATCTGGGATTCACAGAGAATCTGGAATTCAATGAGGAAGATCTAGCTCAGATCGGAAAACTGGAATCGGATCGGATCGCACAGAATCTGGAAGAACCAGAATACGATCCTAATGAGGAAGCAACTCAATCTATCGCAGCTGATACTCAGCAAGTGCAGGAATCAGCCAGACAATCTCTAGATTTCCTAGCAGCACTTGCAATGCCAGATGTATACAAGTATGCATTCCCGATGGTATTCACAGGTGTCTGGCAATGGCTTTCAGAATATGCTCACAAGATTCGTGACTTTTCCCAGATCGCACTAGGACTTCCGCGCGGATTCTCCAAAACTACTGTTCTGAAACTCTTCATTCTCTACTGCATTCTATTCACCAAGAAGACATTCATCCTGTACATTGGCGGCACGCAGATGAAAGCGAATGATGTTATTGGTGACATTGCTGACATGCTGGATGAACCGAATATTAAAGCAACTTTCGGCGATTGGAGAATTGGTCTTGTCTCTGATCGAGCGGATTTCAAATTATTCGGATTCCGTGGAAGAAATATTATTCTTCGTGCTGCTGGTGCTGGCTCTGATATTCGGGGTATCACTAGAAAGAATCGCCGCCCAGATATTATGATTTTTGATGATGTTCAGACTCGAGAAGATGCTGATTCCCAAGTGATTTCCGATCAGATTGAGAATTGGATGCAGGGTACTGCGATGAAAGCGAAGTCGCCTGAAGGTTGTCTGTATATTTTCCTGGCGAATATGTATCCCACCAAATTCTCTCTTCTTAAGCGTCTGAAACCGAATCCGAACTGGATGAAATTTATTGTTGGTGGAATCACTGATGACGGAAAATCTCTTTGGGAAGAATTACATCCTCTCAAGCAACTGTTGAGAGAATTCCAAAATGATGCGGCCGCCGGAAAAGCAAATATCTTCTTCTCTGAAGTTCTCAACGACGAGAATGCTACAGTCAATAATGATTTTGATCTCACTAAGATTCCTGATTATGATATAGATGAAGATGAAATTCCGCAAGGTAAAGGAATCATTATCGATCCTAGTAATGACAAAGAGAATAGTGATGCTACAGCAATCATGTACATGGAAGTTCATCAAGGAATTCCTGTAGGCAGAGAGATTCTTGAAGAACATTTGTCTCCACTGGATACGATTAAGAAAGCGATTGAACTAGCTCTTAAATACAATTGCAGAGTAGTAGGTATTGAAGCGAATGCGTACCAATATTCTCTGCTCTTCTGGTTCAATCACGTATGCAGAGAATTCGGTATCACAGGTATTGAGGTAGTTCCTCTTTACACTGGTACCATGCAGAAGAACAATCGTATTCTTGGCGCGCTCGCACTGTATCTGAGTGGAAAGATTAAAATCCATCCATCTGCGCGCCCGCTAGTGAACAATCAAATCGGTGGATTCAATCCTATGAAAACCAAGAATGTGGATGGTATTCTAGACTGTCTCACTTATATGCCGAAAATGATTGAAGAATACGAAGGACTTATGCGAGCAGATAATATAATTGAAAATCAAGAGAATGCAGCGATTGAGATTCCACACGAATCGTATGCTTCTTGTTTCTGACTCAGTACGCACAGATACAGCAGCAGTTACAATATCAATACAAGGAAATAAACCATGGCCGGCGCAACAGCACTAATTATTCCTAAGAAATCACAGGATGCAATCGTTGAATTCGGGCGAGTTTGCTACAATCAACTAAACAGCCAATGGAACATTCGTAACAATCTTGAAAATGTAGATCGCGCATACATGCGTGAACAAGATTGGACAAAGACAAATTGGCGCGCCAAATTAGCGAATCGCTACGGTGATCCTACAAAGTATCAGAATGTAGTAGTTCCAGTTGTGCTTCCTGCAGTTGAAGCAGCTGTTACTTATCAAGCTTCCGTATTCCTTACTGGACAACCAATGTTCGGTTGGGTTGGTGCACCGCAGGATGAATCTGCTGCATTAATGTATCAAGCAATTATGGAGGAAAATCAGACTCGCGGCGGTTGGGTACAAGAGCTGATGATGTTCTTCCGAGATGGTTTTAAATATAATCATTCCTTGATCGAAACAGTCTGGGATCGGAAAGTAACTGCTGCAATTGAAACTGCACCAATAGGAGATGATCGCGCTGGTCCTAATGGTTCTATGCCGAAACAAGTTATCTGGGAAGGTAACTGTGTAAAGCGCTGGGATCCATACAATTCTTTCTGGGATACTCGTGTACTTCCTACGGAACTTCCTGAAAAGGGAGAATTCGCTGGCAAGACAGAATTGTATACTCGTATCGCACTGAAGAAATTATTCGCCGAACTGCCAGATAAGATGATCTCAAATATTGAGGCAGCTTTCGCATCCGGACTTGGATCTCCAACGGTTGGCGGCGGCTGGGCAGATGGAATTAATTCATATTACATTCCTATCCTTAATCCTGACGCATCTATTGTTCGAGATCCTCGTAGTGGTCCAGACTGGATGGCATGGGCTGGACTTATGGATCGTCCGAATGGTGAGATGGTATACAGGAATCTATATGAAGTTACCACTATCTATGCACGGATTATTCCACAAGATTTCCTGCTAAGAGTTCCGGCCGCGAATACTCCGCAAGTATGGAAGTTCATTATTGTAAATCATCAAGTTCTTGTGTATGCTGAGCGACAAACAAATGCACACAATCTCATCCCCGTTCTCATGGGAGTTCCTAACAATGATGGACTCGGATACCAAACCAAATCTCTTGCAACTAACTCAGTGCCATTCCAGCAAGTTGCCAGCGCACTTGTTAACTCGGCAATGGCCGCAAAGCGTCGTGCAATCGGTGACCGAGGAATCTACAATCCACTTCTCATTAGCGCTGAGCATATCAACAACGATTCGCCAGTAGCAAAGATTCCTCTACGTCCAGGTGCGTACGGTAAAGCACCAAATGAAGCTTACTATCCTATCCCATTCCGAGATGACCAAAGTGCATCCGCATTCTCCGAAATGGGACAAATGGTATCGATGGCGAATACAGTGAATGGCCAGAATGCTGCAAAGCAAGGTCAATTTACTAAAGGAAATCGTACGCAAGCTGAGTATGAAAACATCATGGCTAATGCAAATGGCCGCGATCAGATTACCAGTATGCAGTATGAAGCGCAAGTATTTACTCCGATGAAGAATATTCTGAAGATTAATACTATGCAATATCAAGCTGGTATTTCTTTGTATTCTCCAGCTCAAGAACGTGTTGTTAAGGTTGATCCAGTTGCTCTGCGTAAATCCTTCGTAGCATTCCGAATTAGTGATGGTCTGACTCCTACTGATAAACTAATCAGTGCTGATGATTTCCAGGCTGCAGTTCAGGCAATGGCAACTCCTGGAAGTCCAGTTGGCGCCGGATATAATGTATCTCCTGTGTTCTCTTATCTGATGAAGACTCGCAATGTCGATCTCACACCTTTCGAGAAATCTCCACAACAAGTATCCTTTGAGCAAGCAACTGAAGCATGGCAGGAAACAGTGCAACAAATTGCTAAAGTTGGAGGTACAAAGTTTCCGCCGCAACCGACTCCGCAACAATATGGATATACTCCAGGAGTCACGGGAAATAATGCACCGCCTCAACAAACGAATCCAGTTTCAACGGCAGTTGGGAATGCAAATTCTGGCGGAGGAAATCCGGCAACTCTTGGTGCGAATGTAGTTCCCGCAGGTTCGGCGCCGGCAAGTTCAGAATCTGGTGCGACTTAATTAGACTGCCGGTCGCGCCCTGATTCCGAGTGCCATCTTGCGGGCTCAGCGAAGCGTTTCGGGAAATTCTGCGTGTCAAGGGTCTTTAGAGCTCAAGCCGAATAGGCTTGGAGCGGCCCTTGACAGGTAAAGAATTTTCTGATACGATTGCTGCCCCGCATAGGGGCAAGCGAGGAAGAATGCGCGACAACTGATAATACAGCACACAGGAGTATCAAGTGTTAATCCCAGAACATCCACAATCATTTATCTATACACCTCTTACCGATCAACAACAATTGGAGGGACAAACTCTCACAACCAATCAACTACTAGTTATTCAGAATGAACGTGCAAAGATTGCTGAACAACTTCTTGGACTTGAATTCATTCCAAGTGATCCAGTGAAATTCGCACAAGAACAAGCTTTTCTGCAAGGACAACTTGCAATGTTCAAATGGATTATTGATGCATCAAATGCCGCTGCTCAAGTTCTTATTGATTTAGCGCGACGTGATGAACAAAATCCTGATCCTTCTCTATAAATCCTCAATCCCCAATTCTTAACAATCCTGACCTAGAAAGTATATCATGGCTGGTATCCTCGGTAATGTAATGCAAACTCTTTTCGGTGCTCCTGTTGCTCCGCCTCCTGCTCCTATTCAAGTGCAAATGGTTCCTGCACCTAATAATCCTACTGGTGTTGCGCAACCTGGAATGCCTCTTCCTAGTAGTGATCCTAACAATCCTACTGTTCCTGTTGGAACTGCAGATCCGGCAACAGCCCCTTTAGATGCATTTGCTTCTTTGTGGGAAACTCCAAAAGTCGATCCTAATGCACCTCCAGTTGATCCTAATAATTACTTTGCAACTCTCAATCCGCAAAGTGTTATGGAATCAGCAAAGAAGGTGAATTTTGCGAATCAACCGGTATCCCCGGAACTGATGGCAGAAATTGCTAAAGGCGGTGAAGCCGCTGTTAATGCAATGAAGCAGCTAATCAATACTTCCAGTCAACAGGTTTACGGACAATCAGCGCTCGCTACTGCATCTATAGTGCAGAAAGCTCTTGATGCGCAACGTGAACAATTCCAGAAGCAACTTCCAGGAATTCTAAAGGGTCAGCTTGTTGCTGATTCTTTGGCGACTGAAAATCCAATCTTTACCAATCCTGCACTTGCACCGATGGTTGACATGGCTCGTCAACAAGTTCTTCAAAAGTTTCCACAAGCTACGCAAGCGGAAGTTAAGCAACAAATTGTCGGCTTTTTCAACGCGATGCAAAGTGCTCTCGCCCCGAAAGCTGCAGTAACTGCACAACAGACTGCGGAAAATGTTGACTGGGATGCTTGGGTCACCAAATGATTTAACATTCCATCTACCTAAATCCATAAAGGAATATTATGTCTCTTATCAAAGCAATGGGTTTTGACGGACTCGGTATCAATCCACGTCAATTCCAGCTTGGTGATGTTCTGTGTGCTGCAGAACAGTTACCTGCTACGATCGCTGCAAATGCAGTATCTGTTACTGGTCAGTTACTTGCGAATTCTCTTATTCAAAGTACTGAAACTGCTAACGCAACGTACACTCTGGACACTGCAGCGAACATTATTCTGGCTCTCCAGAATATTGCTAACATCGCTAATATTCAGAATGGTACTAGTTGGAGGCTGCGACATGTTAACAATGCTGCATTCACTGTAACGTATGCATCTACTGCTAATACCGGCACCAGTGTTGCATTGCCTACCATTAATGCATCCAGTGTTAAGGAATTCCTAATCACTGTTATTAACGGAACTCCTGCTCAGACTTTTGCTTGCACTACTACTAATGCCAGTGCAGTACTTGGCGGCCTGACGCAATCACAATGTGCTCAGCTTAGTCCTGGTATGATCGTTACCAATGCAGTTGCTGGTTTGCAAGGTGATACGATTTTGTCTGTGAATGCATCTGCCGGTACTGTGACTATGTCTGGAAATGCAAATGCTACTAATGCAGTTGCTGTTGCAGTCTCTTTCTCTCCTGTCGTTGCATTACAAGGTCTTGGTCAAGGTCTGCTCTGATCTTCACCAAGATTACTAGATAAATTAAAGGATATATACTATGAGTGCTGGTCTTTTTAATAGTGCGATTCTGACTCAGGATCTCGCGAAAAAGTCATTCTCCGGAATGATTACTCGCTTGATGCCTAACGGTACTGCACCACTTTTTGGCATGACTTCCATGCTGAAGACTGATACTGCAGTTGCAACTGAACATGGCTTCTTCACGAAGACTATGCTCTTTCCGCAACTTACTGTTAGTGCCGCTGGTCAAGCTGCTGGTGATACCGTTTTCACTGTCACTAATGTGACTAATATTCTTCCTGGTATGCTGATGCGTGTTGACAGTACTGGTGAGAATGTTCTTATCAACAGCATCGTTAGCGGTACTTCCGTGAGCGTTGTTCGTGCAGTTGGTAATGTTGCAGCTCAAGCTGTTCCTGCTTCCACTAATCTTTATCAAGTTGGTAATGCATTTGAAGAAGCTTCTCTGCGTCCGAACTCTCTCATTATCAATCCTGTTCGTATCACGAATCTGACTCAGATCTTCCGCAATACGTGGGCGATTTCTGATACTGTTCGTGCTACTCTCATGATTGCTGGTGAAAGCAATGATGCTGAGTCCCGTCAAGATTGTGCAGCTTTCCATGCTGCCGATATTGAAAAGGGTATTTTCTTTGGTCAGAAGTCTAGCGGTATTCGTAATGGACAACCGTTCCGTACGATGGATGGTCTGATTAGTATTGTTGGTAATCTCAGCTACTACCCTAGTTACTACAGTGCTGCGAATATTAATACTGCTGGCGGTACTACCACTTATACACAGCTTGAAACTTTTCTGGATCCGGTTTTCAATCAAGCCACGGATCCGAAAGTTGCCAATGAGCGAGTTCTATTTGTTGGTGGCGCCGCAAAGCGAGTCCTGAACAATATCGGTCGTATCAACGGTACGTACTTTATTGCTGATGGTCAGAATTCCTACGGTTTGCAATTCAGCACGTTCAAGACGACTCGCGGTACATTCCGAATGATTGAGCATCCACTCTTTAATAGCAATCCTAGCTGGGCAAAGATGGCTGTTGCAGTTGATCTCAGTTCCTTCACGCTTGCTTATCTCGGTAATCGTAAGACGATGATTAAGGAATTCGGCGCGAATGGTGAAGATATTCCTGACAATGGTATGGATGCAGTTGGTGGTACTCTCACTACTGAATTGACTACTGTTGTTAAGAATCCGCCTGCTAATGCAGTTATCTTTAACTTGACCGCTGCTGCTGTCGGCTGACCTGATATAGATGCTCTTGGTCGGGGCCCTGATTTTGCTAGTTTTTCAGGTGATTAAAACTAGCACCATTTACTATCCCAACCAAGGAATTGAAATGCTTAATCCTAATACCACTCCTCCTGTTCTTGCAGGACAAGCGCGCGCCAGTGATCCTGAAATTGCCAAGGCACAGGAAACTATGGCTACTGTTTTCCAACAAGAACAGAATGCTCGCGCGCAAGCAAATGAGAGTTTGAACACTGCACGCGATAACGGTGAAGATGTTCAACTGCACGTGTACAAGAATCGTCTTCCTAGCTGCCATTATGTTTTCAAGGACGGTTCGCAAGCTACTTTCGTTAACGGTGAATACAAGACTGCTAATGAGTATGAAGTGCAGCAACTTGATGCTGAAGTGAAGCGTGGACATCCGCATATCTTTATTGACAAAACCAATGCGGTTGTTAGTTCGAAACTTGATGCGGATCCTATGGCTGCACTGCGCGAAAAGATTCGTGCTGAAATCATTGCCGAACAAGCACCGAAGGATTTCGGATCTAATCAAACTGGTCAGAATGTACTGAAGCCAGCTGGAACTAATCAAGTTGCCGCAGCTGTTGCAGGTGGAGTGTCTAGTACTGGACAACCTATTCCTGCTGCACTTAAGGCAGCGTTGAATTCTCCTGCTGCCGGCACTGGCCAGTAAACACATCGTACAAAGTAAATCATGACTTTGACCGAATTGACTCAACAAGTCTATACAATCACTAATCGACCAGATAGAATTGCTGAGACACTTTCGGCGATTCAATCAGCCACCTTAAAGATGCATCAATCCGATTTCTATTGGAAAGACATCTTTGAGGCTGGTTACAATGCTGGTTCTAATGCAATTGCATATGAACACGATATTGATTATCGCAGTATAATTCCACTATTCCGTGCCTGGAAATACATTCGTAAATGGTCTCCAGATCTTACAGGCCAGAATCCACTAGGATGTCCAGGTAAACTATTGACACTAGTGGAACCGATGAATGTATTTGATGATTATCATGCACAGAAAACTGATGTCTATTACGGTGCTGGTCAATACGTGCACGTGAAGTCAAGTACACTGGATCAATATTATATTCTCGGATGTTACATCAATCCGAACATTACATCTTCTCTTTACAGCAGCTGGATTGCAATTGACCATCCTTTCGCAATCATCTATGAAGCAGCCGCAATGGTATTCAAAGCAGTGGGTAAAGATGAGGAAGCAACAACATATCGTACGCTGAATGCTGATCAGATTGGCATTCTCAAACAGAATAATGTCACAGCACTGGGATTCTAAATATGACAGCATCTCTATTTGGTATCAGTGGTGGAGTTCCAGGAACTAATACTTCAGAATTCTTTGTGAATGTACAGGATTATCCGTATCTTGCACAGGGTAATGGAATCACAGATGATCTTGCAGCATTTACTGCAGCATACGCAGCAGCTGTTGCTCTCGGTATTCCCTTGTACATTCCATATACTGCTGCAGGATATGTCTTATCTGCAAACTGGGTTCCGCCACAAGCAACTATTGATATTGACGTAGCGCCTGGAGTTAAGTATATAGGACATACACCTGACTTCGGTGTTATCATTCCTTGGGAAAGTACACCTAGTACCTCTCAACATCTGTCCAGCAAGATTTATGGTACTGAATATAATTCAGTCATAAATCTTTTCCATCGAGCTGATTTTGCTAAAACTACTGCAGCTTATCCTAGTCACGTAGTTGGTCATTACAGTCAGGGCGAAGCAGCTGGACTTAATTCACATTCATTTGGATCTAATCCAGTAGGTACTGCTAGTCACGCAACTGCAGTTGCTATCGGTTCAGAAATTGATTCAGTAGTTACCGTTAGTGGCGGTACTGCATACACTCTAGTTCTTGCATCTACATCTTGGCCAGGTATTGCAGCTAATTTCCCGAATGCAATTCAAGTTAGTTCCAATGGATTTACATCGCATTTCGGTGATGGTATTCTGTTCCAATTTAGCGATACTGTAGTAGATGGTGGTCCACGCGGTTGTTATGATAATGCAGGTATTAGTTGGACTGGCGGCGGTGGAGCTGGATCTGTTTGTCAAACTTTCTTACGATCTTCCGGGGTAAGTACTACTCAATCAACCATTGATTTTCCTTCTTTCCTAGTAGATGCATATGATGCTACTACAGTTAAGAATAGGGTTGAAATCAGTAGTGGTACTATCGGAGTTGGTCCGCGAATTCGGGCCGCAGGCTCTGACGCTAATATTGATCTTGTTATCTTTCCTAAAGGTACTGGATCAGTTACTCTTACAGATAATGCACTGAATACGAAACTTGCTGTTAATTCTGTAGGTATCGGACTTTTCGGAAATGCACCAGTAGCTAAACTTGCTGGTTGGGGAGTCCCTACTGGTGCAGCAGTAGTTGCTAATTTTCCAGGTGCAACTGCAACTTTGTTGCAAACATCAACGGTAGTAGCAGAAATTATTGCCTATCTCAAACTTCTTGGTCCCTTTGGAGCTTAAACATGATTCTCGATACTGAACAACAACGTAAGATTCTCCTTGATATTATGATGAATGCAAACTTTTCTGGTGCTGCTATCGATATCATGTATGAGCTTAAGCGTGCGGTACTGATTGCTACGATTGCTGCGAACTCTAGTACTGCAGGACAGAAAGCACCTGGAGCAGCGCAACAAAGTCAGCGAAAGATCCCTGATCCTGAAAATATCAGTAGACTCGCTAAGTAAATAAACACCGACCATGGCTCAAATCCGCACTAGAATCAATCTCAGCGCTCGCAGTTTTCCTCTCGTTCAAGAGAACTGGGGGCGAACTGTTATTGTGAGCGGACAAGATCAGAATTTCAATCGGCAAGTTCAAGCCTCAACTGATAGCGATCATGACGTAGGTATTCCACAAATCTTTTACGCACACAACGTGATGCCACATGCTCAGGGATTTCAATCAATCGGATATCTGGGCATCGTGGCTGCAGCTACTGATGGACTTGTGTTCTCGCAGATATTTAATATCCTAGATGATCTAGGCAATTTCGCGCTGATGGGAATTGCTGGAACCACTTGGTATTTTTGGGAACCAAGTATTCCAGTTTGGACTGCACGAGTTACTGGTGCAAGTACCGCCGCCAAGATTACAGTTGCTTATTGCTCCGGTAAGTCTTATATTTATCAGAAGGTATTTGGTGCGAAATTGTATGATTTCACTACCAAATCACTGGTGAATGTAGATCTTACCGGACTTGATATTACGATCGTTGAAGGTCTTACTAGTAGTTTCGGTTATTTAATCGCTTGGAGCGGAGTTCGTGAACCGCAAACTTATTCAGTAGCATTCACAAATGGTAGTGATGTTGCAGTCAGTACAGGACTTGGTCCGCCGCCCCCAGTATTAACTAATCTTGTCGGACAGATTGTATCTGCTCCTGAACTGCCGTTAGGTACCACGGTTCTATCAGTGAGTGGTTCCAATATCAATCTGTCTGCGGCCGCAACTGCCACAAATCCTGCCGGTATTCTCTCCTCTCCAGGTATTGCTGGCGCAGTATTCTGGTCATCCACTATCACTGAGACAGACTTTGTACCTTCCTTAATCACTGGAGCTGGCGGTGGCGCAGTTCAAGGCCTTGTTGGAACTATTGTAACGTGTACGCCACACACTAAAGGTTTCCTGATTTACGGTACTGGTAATATCGTAGCTGCAACTTATTCAGGTAATTCGCGCTACCCATTTGATGCTCAAGCAATTGTTGGCTCTGGTGGTATTACTGATTCCTCTCTTGTCACGGTAGATGCAAATACCAGCGGTCATTTTGCATACACAACTAGCGGTATCCAGAATGTGAATCTTGGTACCAGTACAGTAGTTCTTACTGACGTCACTGATTTCATTTCAGGTAAATTGTTTGAAGACTGGAATGATGCGCTACAGGAATTTGTACAGACTGAACTTACTGCAACAATGCAAAAGCGACTAGCTATCATTGCTAATCGATATGTAGTTATCAGTTACGGTATGACAAGTCTTACTCATGCGCTTGTATATGATATTATTACAACTCGCATGGGTAAGTTACGGATTCCGCATGTACAATGTTTTGAGCTCTATCCTACTGTTCTAGGTGATACGGAAATCAGTAGAGAAAGTATGGCTTTTCTGCAGGCGGATGGAACTATTAAGACGGTTGACTTTGATACACGCGCCGCTGAAAGTAATGGATTCTTACTGCTAGGAAAATATCAATACGTGCGCGCCCGGAATTTGATTCTGGATGAAGTTTGGATTGAGAACATTTATGATTACACTAAGTTCTCTCTGACCGCATTCGTATCTCTTTACGGTAAAACATACACATCTCTGCCTGTGCTAGTTCCTGATCCAGGTAGTACTAATAGTAAACAAGGACATTACAAAGATCGTCAGGAAGGTGAGAATATCTCTCTCTGCCTGCAAGGTCAATTCCATCTTGAATCAGGAGTTATCGGATTCAATGTAGGAGGTAAGAGATGAGCACTGCAGCATTATATTCAACAGACGTAAAGATCAGTGCTTATCCACAAGTAGACCAGACTAAGTATCCGGATATATACAATGATCTGCAGAATGTGCATTCAGCTATCAGAGTGATGCAGCAATATCTAGATGCATATACTGGCGCGCGATTTATCGGAAGAGCTGGAGTTGACATTCAGACTGGCCAGTTTGTGTATGGAACTACTGGCACAGATCTTATGACACTAGGACTGGCAGATAATACAAATCACACTAAGCCCTGCATTGGATTCTGCACAGGCGGACAAGCTAGCGGAAATGGTATTGAGATCCAAACATTCGGTATCTGGCCGTATGGTTCTGGTGATCTACTTCCCGGTACTGTATACTACCTTAGTACTGTAGGAACTATAACTCCAGTTGTTCCAGTAGGCGCCGGAAAGTTATTACAGGAAATAGGTATTGCAATAGATACAGACAACCTTCTGTTCCGACCAACCAGTAAATATACGGAGTTGTAATATGCATGCAGGCAATATCAGCGATCATTTCTCTTGGTATGAAGTTGAATATTCTGAAACTGCTGAACGAAGTGGGATCGATAATACTGTTCCTGTGCAGATGGAATGGATTATTTCCAAAACTGCAATGCAAGCGGAAAAGATTAGAGCATTGTTGCAGGCTCCGATGAAGATTAATAGTTGGTATCGTTGCCCGGACTTACAGAAGTTACCGCAGTTTTATAATCCTACCAGTCAGCATCCACGCGGCGAAGCAATTGATTTTGTATCCACTGCATTCGGAACTCCTGTTGATATCTGTCGTAAGATCATTGCTTCCGGTCTCATTAAATTCGATCAACTAATTCTTGAACATTCCTGGGTTCACTTCGCATTCAATTCAACTCCAGGTGCAGTACAAAGAATGGAAGTTTTGTCTCTATTAGAAAATAAGAAGTATGCAAAGGGATTAACTAATCTGCAAGGAGTGCCGCTGTGACTGATACATACGATAGACAGCCAGCGACTAAAGAGGACTTGGGACGTGTGGAAAAACAAATATCAGAGCTGACGTTAGCTATTAAAGATATGATTCTTCTAGGCGAACGGCAAAGGACTCAAGGTGAACGTATTGGTGCTCTCGAACAAGATCGTGCAGCAGACAGAGCATTGATTATCAAACTTGAAAGTAAAGTAGATGCTTGGATTAATCGAGGTATCGG